CTTTTTATTAAGTTGTGGTGACATGGCTTGTGCAATCCTTATAAAAGGAATCTGCAATTCTGAACTATCATAAGATGAGCCGTCACCTGCGGTTTCAAAGATATCGTCTAATACATCGGTGCTGACTTCCACACCTTTTGTTTTCGCTACTGCATTCGCCATTACGCTTTCCTCCGTATTTCTGCTGCGTTGTTGATGTATGCCCCGAACATATCCAGGTCGATTGGTTTACCATCCGTTACACGTTCTCTAACAAACGCTTTCAACGTGGATGGGTGAACGTGCGTCTTGGTCTTTGGATCAAAGCCGCGCTCCTGCAAGAGACCAACGACATCCCCTGCTACATTGTCTTCGCCCTTCCCGAAAGAACACGTCACATCATTCTTGATGATGTCATCCAACCCGTTCTCACGTAGCCAAGCAAAGGCTTCTTCCTTGCGCTCTGATGGAATCGATGCATGTACGATCATTTTACGTGTGACAGTCAACCCGTCCACGTCTACTCGATCCATACCCATTTCATCCATAAGTGCCGGAATGTTTTCAGTTGAAAGCTTGTGCTTCTCGTTCTTGACAGCTTTCAAGTATTGTTCTGCGTCAGCTATTTGATCTTCAACTTTACGCAGCTTGCGGACAAGATCACTTAATTGTTTCCCTGTTCCAGTATCGACTTTGGAAAGAGCCTTTCCGTCGTCGAAGTAGTCTTCAAAAATATCATCCATAAGTTTTTCTCCTCTTCAGGACTGGGTTGACAAACCATTTCGCCATCCGTAAGGTGGACTATAGTGGAGGTATGTGATGACTGTCAAGTACAATTTTAAAATAAAACCGTTCGACCATCAGCGCCAAGCATTGGAGAAAGGTTGGCACCGACAAGAGTTCGGTCTATTCATGGAGATGGGAACTGGTAAGTCCAAAGTTCTGATCGACAACCTGGGTTTGTTGTTCCTCAATGGACAGATAAACTTCGCCTTGGTTCTCGCACCGAAGGGTGTCTATCGAAACTGGGTTACCAAAGAAATCCCAGAGCATATGTCTGATGATGTACCGTATCGTATGATTCGGTGGGTCTCCTCTCCTAATAAAAAACAACAGGAAGAAATGCGATCCGTCAAGGATAAGTTTGATGGGCTGACAATCTTCGTCATGAACATCGAGGCTTTCTCTACAAAGAAAGGTCAGACAGCAGGGGAGTGGATGGCTCGTGCGCTTGGGGCCAACGGCCTGATAGCAATCGATGAAAGCACCACCATTAAAAACCATAAGGCCAAGCGCAGTAAATCTTTAATGAAGATCGCAGCGGGGTTCAAGTACAGAAGACTCTTGACAGGGTCTCCAATTACAAAAAGTCCTCTGGATATTTATTCGCAGACCGAGTTCCTCAGACCGGGACTCTTGGGCCACGAATCTTTCTATACATTCCAAGGCAGATACGCCGTTGTGCAACGCCGCACCATGGGTGCACATTCGTTTCAGCAGGTCGTCGGCTACAAAAACCTCGATGAACTAACAGAAAAGATCGACCAGTTTTCCTTCCGTGTATTAAAGAAGGACTGTTTGGATCTACCCGAGAAAGTCTACACCGCTAGGTATGTCACGCTGACGGATGAACAGATCAAGATGTACACTCAGCTACAGCAAGTAGCCATGCTGATGTTTGAAGACGGCGAACTTGTGTCTGCACCTGCCGTGATTACCCAGATGTTACGCATTCAACAGGTCATGTCTGGACATATCAAGACGGACGACGGTGAAATGAAATACTTTCCGTCACGCCGGATGGATGCACTCAAAGAAATCATGGACGAGCACGACGGCAAAGCAATCATCTGGTCACGATTCCGTTACGACATCATCAAGATCACAGAGATGTTGAACAAAGAGTACGGAGAAGGTTCAGCTGCGGCATACTACGGTGACACGACAGACGATGAACGCAATCAGATTGTCCAAGACTTTCAGAACAGATCCAAACTACGGTTCTTTGTAGGCAATCCTGCCACCGCCGGATACGGATTGACTTTGACTGAGGCAAACCTCGTGGTATATTATGCCAATGACTTTAACTTGGAGACACGAATCCAGTCTGAAGATCGGGCACACCGCATTGGTCAAAAGAATAACGTGACATACATAGATCTGATATCCGAAGGTACGATTGACGAGAAGATTGTTGAAGCTCTTCGCAACAAGATCGACATCGGAGCCAGAGTATTAGGAGAAGAAGCAAGAGAATGGCTGACGTTGACCCCAAAAAGATAACTAAACTTATGGAAGAACGTGCAACTGGATACGCTTCCCGAGAGACAGCAGCTAAAGAATTATCTGAAATGACAGGACTGAGCTACGATGTAGCCAAAGCATTTTGTTCCAACCTCAAACCCAGAGGCTCCGCAGGCATAGCCGAAGTGCGTGGTTATAAAAAAGGGGAATGGCCTAAGAAAAAGTAAGGGGACGTATGGAGCAACGTCCCCTAGTTTGAGGCGAAGACCACAGGCATGGTCTCCATCGAGCAGTGGTTGTACCTAAATTGTAACAGGTTCCTTTTGATTTGCATACTCTTTTCTAATGATGACCGACAACTGTCGTGTCATTGTCCGCTGATCCGCATCAGCTAACTCCCGCAAACGATCATGATCCTCTGGTAACAAGGCCACGTTGCGGAACTTTGGCTCTTCTTTTTTCTTCGCCATGATAGTCTCCTTTTACTTGTAGTCTCGTTATATATTAGTTGTCGGCGGAAAGCAATATGTATGCATCCGTTTTAAAAAATAATTGTTTGTTGGACTCAAGCGTTGCCAAAACGTCGTCATACTCTTCTTCCAACTCTTGTGCTACCTCGGAGGCAGTGAATGCTATGTCAGGATCGGAACCCTGCATCCATTTTACAATCCGATTGGTCAGCGCATCCGACTTAACGTGCGTCAGGTTCAGATCAACTTCCACTGGTTCTACACGCATGGCTCTCCACGGGATTGCGTCCCGTTTGTCTGGGTAATTCGGTAGCAAGAACGCATCATAAATGTCCCCAGGTTGCACATCCATTGCGTCAACCAACCTTTTATTCATGAACACCTGCTCTCCATCCGGCGTGACTGCGAACCCACTGCCCGTCTCGGTAAGATATTCCACCATGATCTGCTGTCTGCGCGTGTTGTCGATATTAAAAACGTGGCTCATAGATTTCTCCTTTCTCTTGTTTGTCTTTGTAATGATTGAGTTGTTGAACTAGACCCTCAATCCTGGGATCTGTGTGGTCTTCCCATTCAATATCGTCGATCTGTTTTTGTAGTCCTTTGATTAAGTCACTTATTAAGTCTAGGTTTTTCATCCCTCGGTAGCCCGTACTTTCTTATCATGATTTTTATTTCCGATTCAGCAATCTCAAGTGAGTCCGATATCTCTGGCACACCCATCTTATGCTTCAAAAGATTATTAACCGTGCGCCCTAATGCATTGAGCGGACGACTCTCTGGTTGGATTTGTTTCTTCCGATCTTCTGGTAGCTTCAACATCACTCTTGGATTGACCGCTGCGTCCACCTTACATTGTGCTATCCACGCTTTTCGATACGCATCTTCATACCGAATGCGATCCTCCTCAGTGTCGTACACCTTGCCTTTTACATAGTTCATATGTTTATTCCTTCTTTTCTAAGTTTAGAGACAAACATTTTCAACTCTTCTCGCGCATGAAATAAGTTCTGTTCTGTGTTCTTGGGTCTATCTCTGCGACCTAATTCATCTTGCAATCTATCAACTTGTTGTTTTAGAAAACGATATTCAAACTTGAGCGCAGGACTTAGATCTTTGTCACCCATCTGGACGCAACTTCGGTTTGGTAGGTTCGCTTGATGGGAATGGTGTCTTCTTACAGTACATCATGATCTCCTTGCCGTAGGTATCGGCAAGGATATCGTACAGGTTATCAAGAACACCATCACCCATGGCATCGTAACAAGCCTCTTCACTCGGGAAGATAACAGACGTAGCTACGTCTTGGTCTTCAACCACGTACTCAATAATCAGTAACGTGTAGAAAAGTTTAAACATCCTTGACTACCTCCCACACGCCCTCTGCGCCTGCGTCTATATTAGTATCTCGGATCAAACCTTTGTTGTGCAGCTGAGATAAATTATTCCGCACAATCGATAGCTTCAAACCCATCCGGTCTGACAATTGTCGCGCTGTTCCTGGGCCTCGATCGAGTTCAGCCAAGACTTGCTCCTTCCGAGTAAGTGCCTTGTTACTTTGACGCTTGCTAGTTAGCTTCTTCCAAAACTCCTTGATCATTAGTCTTCTCCTTTTCTCTTGATCCTTGTGTTCACACCTAGATTATAGATGCATTCTTCTTTAAATTCACATAATCTTTTGTGAACCCTTGCGAGACCTGCGGCGGTTCCCTCATTTGGGTTACATTTATTAATCAAATCTTCCAATCGATCCACGACGTAGTGCATACATACTCTGTCGTCTACTTCCGTTGCCTCTTTTTTCACGCTTCTCCTTTCATCCGAATAAGCGATGTCAAAGTCTTCTGGTAAATCTAAAACCCCACATATTTTTTTGTTTAGTTTTGCACTTGGTATCATCCGAAAAGTTTCTATGTGACTGACCGTGGCTTGCTGCACACCTAATAAGTCAGCCAACTCTCCTTGTGCCAATCCTTTTCTGTATCTTAAAACTTTCAAAGATGGTTTATTCAACGTGCCGTTGCCAATTATCATCATCTTACCTCCATGTAACTTTCGATTAACCCTTGCGCGACTTGCGCCGTGATGGCGTTTCCGTAGGCGCGGAGGCGTCCCACTCTGGCGGTAGCCCCATCAGCCAACGGGAATGTGTCGGGTTCAACTGGCCTCCACTTTCCATCTCGGCACAAGAGCCAGTCCGCAGATGACCAGTAGCCGTTA